CTTGGAACGGTGACATAAAATCTGTTACTTGTTGTGTTGTTGGTGCACCTGTTGAAATACCACCTATTGTAGTTCCTGCTGCTCCAACTTGTTGTTGTGCTGCAGTTACGAATGGTTGAAAAGATCCAATGCCTGCTTGTGCTAATTGTTGTGCTTGTGTTTGTAATGCGTCTCGAGCTGCTACTTGTGGTGCAAGTCCTGCTAAACTTTGTTGTCTTGTTGTAAATGCTCTAGCTGCATCTTGCCTTGCTTTAAAACCTTCTGCAGTTTCTCCTGGTTGCTGTGATATGCCTGCAATACCAGTTGTAACAATTGGAACACCTGTTTGTGCCGTGATCTGTGTTGCTAGATCTTTACCTAAATCTTCTACAAACTGTGCGGGTAATGTTCTTTGTTGCTCTATTGCCATTATAATACTTCCTCTAATCTTTGTGATGTTTGAAACATACGTCTAGCGCCTTGTAAGCCTTGCGATTCCTCAGATACGTCACCTCCGGCCTCGAGATTCTTCATCATGTTATACATAACTTCTGCCCCTTTGTCTACATCTCCGTCACCTGCATTTCTAACTGCGTCAGCTGTAAAAACAAATTCATTCTTTGATAACCTTGCAGGCACATCATCCGCTTTTTCCATACGTCCAATAGGTACAAATCCACCCTCTTCTCTATAATCTTTTTCCATGCCATCCATATCTAGTAAAGGCATTACCTTTTTAGCCACTGGTTCTTTAGAGCCTTTTTGATAACCTATTCTACCACCTTCAGCAGCCATGGCTGTGTCATAGAAATCAAACTGACTACCACCAAATCTAGGTGCTAAATAATCAAAAGGTCTTCTTCTAATTGCAGCAATATCTATTTTAGGTCCTCTATCTGTTTCTCCTAGTTCCTCTTCTTGTTCTTTAGTCATTAAACCAGCTAATCCTGATGCACCAACTATTGTTAAGAATGGATTGTCTTTTGCAAATTGTAAAACTTTACTATCTCCTATGTTTCTTACGCTATCTGCTAGTGAACTAAATAAACTTGTTTTTTCTGGTGTCATAGTGCTTGCTAATATTTGATCTCCTGCAACCCTTGCTTGACCTGCTATACTTGATGGATCTAAAGCTCGTGATCCAGACAATCTAGCTGCACTAAATGCTTGTCTATCTATACCAGGTACTCGACCTGCTGATGCTCTATTTGCAGCAAACGCTTGTCTGTCTACTCCTGGTTTTGCTCCTCCTGGAGGTAGTGCTTTTGCAGCTGCACCACTTAACGCTGCTGACAATGCAATATCTTTAAAATCTAAATCTTCACCTGATGCAAGTTGCGTGATACCTGTTGTTGCACCAGATATTAAAGCTGCTTGTTGTGCTGCTGATAAACTTGCCATGTAAGGAGCCATTGCTGGTCCAAGAGCATAAGGTGCTGCAACCGCTAATAGTAATCTACCTGTTGGACTCTTTGCAACTTTCTTAACTGCTCTAGTTGCTTTTTTTACAACTTTTTTAATTGGTCTTGTAATTTTTCTAACAATACTTCCTAAGCCATAAGCTTGTCTTGCTTCATCAGTGTCTTCTAAGAATCCACCGTCCGCCATAAATCTATATGCTATTCTATTTAAATCTAACGCTCCAATACCTTGTTGTGGTGTCATTGGATTCATTGCACTTGCTGCAAATCCTAATGGTCCTAGTACATTAGGACCACCTTTGTTTTCTTCATCTTCTTCATCAACAAAGTCAGGGCCAAATCTACCAAGAAAATCTCTTGCTCTTTCTGTAAGAGTAGGACTTATTGATCGTCTTAATCCAAATCTCATTCTATCAATCGCTCTTCTGTTATCTATACCTCTATCTACTGCTCTACCCTCTGGAGATGTATATTGATTTCCTATTCTATTTTCTCTGTTAGTATCTCCCGAAGTATCTTGACCACTAGCTGGTCCCTCTCCTGGATCTCCTGCTGGCCCTGCATCTGCAGTTCCTGGTGCACCTGCTGCTGCAGCTGCATCACCACGGTATCCTTGTCTGATGCCACCAAACCCTGGTTTGACTAGCATACCGCCGTCTTGTAACATCTGTTTTGCTTGTTGTGATCTTGTTATGGCCATTTGTCTATTCTATTTTGTTTCTCCAAATAAATCAAGGCTAGGCATTATAACTCTGACATCTTTTCTTATCTCAGATTCGGATACACCTTTTGCTTTCCACTCAGTATCATTCTTATATTTTTCGCCTGTTTTGATATTGGTTATTGTTGTTATAATTTCTTTTGGTTCTATGACCGGTAAGTCTTTCATTATGCTGTTACCTCTCTTGGCTGTATTTCTAATATAGAAGCTATGACGTGCAGCTCGTTCGCGTCAGAAGCTTGTACCTTTAGTATCTCACTTTCTTCCATTACAAGTGGGTTAGTTAAAAGTTCTGTTGTAGTAATTGTTGCTATAGTTTTTGTTTTAAACAGATTAAATATGTTACCACTAGAATCTACTAAAGTAACATCTATATTGCAGCCAGATCCTGCATCATTAGAAACTAATAATGATTTTACAACTGTGGTTGTTGCGCTTGGCACTGTATACAATGTTGTGAGATCAGTTGTAGTTAAATCTACTTTTTTATTTAAAAATCTATTAGCCATTAATTTAAAAAGAAGTTAAATGCTTCCACCTCCTCTTTTAGTTCTTCTTGAAATGTAGTATTTAATTTTTCAACTATTGCATCAAGATCTCTAACCTGTGCTTCTGCTGTAAACAGATCATATTGTTTTGCTGGTCTTGTTAATACCTGTACTATTTTTGCCATTATCTACGTCCATCTGGTTGTATGTCTAATCTAAATGTTCCTAATCTCCAACTTTGATTAGCCGCTGTATTAGAAATTTTTAGAGATATTGCTCTAGCTCTAGCACGAGTATCTACTTTTTTTGTGCTTGATGTAATATCAAATGGTCCCAAAGAAGAACTAGTTTGTGAATCATTTGGAAAATCTCTTAAATTTAAAGTTACTCTAGTAGATCCTATTTGAGATATAAAGTCTGGTATGAATCTTCTAATCTTCATTATAAACTCACCATCACCTCTAAGATCAGCTGTTCCTGTTGTAGCCCCTCTAGCCATTCTTTGAGTGATGTCATAGTCTCCAGATTCTATACTAGATAATATTGCAGTGGTGTTTGAACCTTTAACTTGATCTGTCCCTGTTTCGTGTTCATAGTATATTGTTGTGCCTTCCGTGTTTCCTACCACATCAAAAGAAGAATCTACATCTGCGTTATATTCTGTTGCATGTGGTTTACCAAAAACTGCAGAATCTCTCCACATAGTTCTAGCTAATGTACCAACGGTCCATACAGGTCTTTGTGGTGAGGAATCAAAATAATTATATGTAACTTGTTTATTAACAACAGATGACGTTGATGTTGGATAAAACCAAGTTATTTCTCCAAATAAATTATTTAAACCAGCAGATACCATTTGGTTACCTGATTCTAAATTTATATCATCATAAACAAAATCTTCCACTAAACATAACAAAGATTCCAACTTACCTGCATATCTAAAAAAACCATTCTCTGACATCCAATAGGCAGAACCATCTACTTCAACACATGCATTCTGTCCAACCAGTCCACAGTTAGTTCCAACTTGAGAAAATGCAAATGTAAATGGTTGACCAACAAAACGCTGTGTAAATAAAGCTGTGTCAGTCCAAACATAAATTGCATCTCTACCTCTGATAGCTCCTCTAACTTGTGACCCATCAGCTAATCTTTGTGTACCCGCTGTATTTGTTGCTGTTGGTGTATATGTATTTATATCCTCTTGGTCAGAGAATCTAATAAACATATCGTCTTGTGTAGACGTATCTCCAATAGTTGTTTCTGTTCCATAAAATACTAAGTGACGATCCGGTGTTGATACAACCATGTGTCTTGATGCTGTTGGGGCACCAGTTATGATTGCAGCTCTTGTTGACTCTGCATTTGATAAACTAGAGTCCCAAGAAAAACACGCGCTATCGTGAATCAAACAAATCGCTTTGTCACCAAAATTATCAATAGACCACATACCAGGCTCTAATACTAAGTCACCTGATGCAGCTTCACCCCAGGCAACAAAATCTGTAGTGTTAGTAACAGTGTCTCCACCACTATGTGATGCAGGTGATGTTCCTCTTACTTCTCTTGTTACACCTGTAAGTTCGTTACCAGATATACCTGTGTAAGATATTTCTTCAGTTCCTATTTTTATAATGTTAGTACCAGTGCTTGGAAACAATGATACATCGGCTAATATAATACCTGTTGTTTGACTGCTATTAATCCCTGCAGACAAAACTGTAGTTACAGGTGATGCTACTTCTCCACCCCATGATCCAAGAGACCAACCAAAACCTTTTGCTTGCACAGCTGGTCCTACAGGATAATAGTGTTGAACTCTAATACCACCAGATGTTGTTGCTCCAGATCCTGTTTCATTTGATGGCATTGTAATTGTTAAAGTGGTGGCCGTTGGAGCTGTTGTTACCATAAATTTTTTATCATCAAAATCAGATGCACCAAAATTAGAATTAGTGATGGTGCTAAAACTATCTAATAAAATAATATCTTGTGGATTAATACCATGAGGACCACTAAAAGTTATTGTAACAGTTGATGATCCATTAGTCGTGGTAAACGCACTTGTAAGGGTATTTGTAGATTTGATAGGGTGGATGTCATAGAATACACCACCAGAAAATGCATATAAAATTCTGTTTGTTCCAATGATTGCATATTTTCTAGATCCACTATTTACAAAATGATGAAGACCTCTACCTGCACCTGTTAAAGAGCTCTCTCCTAATTGTCTCCAGCCACCTATTTTCTCTGGTATACCATACCTAAATCTTACGTTATCACAATCTATCCACTGTGACTCTGCTCCAGTAGCTGAAATTTGTTTATTGATGCCTGGTTGAAAACCTATTTTTTGTAGCATATTTACACCTTTTTTGTAGACTTATACCACATTATTCTAAATTTCAATATATTACTGAATCGGCTTTTTATTAGGGTTTAGGTATATATTACCAGATATTGTAATCCTATAATCATCACTACTGTAAAAAGGATTAACAGAGTGCCTTAATCTTGATGGAAAAAACATGATATGTCCTTCATCCTCTTTAGTAAGACCACAGTATATTGTTTCTATATGTCCTAAATAACCTGTGCGATGAAAAGCAAGACATGAAGCAGTGTTTGTATTTGATTTTGACCCTGGAGAATTTTTTAATTCTTCATCTAAATCATATGGAATTTTTACAATTATGTTCCAACTATATAAACCATCATGATAGTGAACAGGGTTAAACTCATTTTTTTTCATGTAGTTAACCCATAAATTATTAACTTGAAATAATCTATCTTCAGTCAATACACACATCTCTGACATGTAATTATCATACATAGGGTTTGTGGTTAATTTTAAAAGATAACCATGTAGATCTTCTTTTAACAAACTCATTATATCATATTCTTCTTTTATGTTACCAGCTAGAGCATGATTGTATTTTCTATAGTCTTTATTATTAATACTATCTTTTAGATAATTAAAAATATCCTCTGGCATTTTTTCACAATAAACACCTATTGTCTGCCAGAATGGATCACGTATACTTAATATTTTTGATTGTCTATCCATTTTTAACATAGCTTGGTAAACCCAAAGCTACTCTTCCATCATACTTATTATTGCTTTCATCATCCTCTCTGTTGTAGTGTAAGAATACTTGACCACAACACTTACCCTCAAATTTTTCTCTCCAATGTTCTAAATCACATCCAGAATATATTAACATATCCCCTGGGTTCAAACGTATTTTTATATCAGGTTGTAAAAATATAGGCCAAGGATCACCTCCTAAATTTAAGGTTCCAGACACTTCACAACTTTTTCTATCTTTATGTCTAACTAATTCATCACCTGTTTTATAAAGTCTTGAGTAGGAATAAGTTTCAACTAATTTTAATTCTGTTTGAGCTTCAACAATATTTTTTAAAAAAGATAATAAAGTATCCATAGTTGCATCTCCATAAATAGCAAAAGTATCTGGAATTTGATAATCACCAAACGATCCAAATGAAAAGTCATAAGGCGATATAATATTTCTTTTAATTAATATTTCTGTAGCTGCTTTTCTATTTTTTAAATATGCATATAAAAATTCACATAACTCTACGTGCATTACATTTCTCAATACACAATATTTTTTTTCTTTATAACTCATTTAAATTTTTCTCCTAACGTCCAAGTAACTAATGAATACCTTTCTCCTTTAGTAACTGGTTTAACTCTATGAAAAACATAAGATGGAAAGACTATCATGTTTCCTTTTTTAAAGAGTTCCGTACAAGTGTGTGTAACATACTTTCCTTCATTAATCCAACAAAACTCCAGTTCACCACCTTCGTATTCTTCTTTATCAGATAAAATAATAATAGAACTCATTTTTCTATATTTACCATTCAAAGCTGGATTAGGATTATTTTCATAAGGCTCTGTAAAAGAATCTTGATGCCATCCATAAAAAGAATTATCTGATGTGTAGTGTGTAAACTGTGAAGACTCTACTTCAGTTAATGAAAAATTCCAACCACCATTTCTATTTGCATCAAATACAAATGGACAAATTATATTGTTAATCCAATATTCATTTAAAAAACAAACTTTTGATTTTCTTGTTTTATATAATTCATCTTTATGATCTTTCCATCTCTCATCATTTTTACCAACTATACCATCTTCCAACTTTTGTTCTTTACCATAACGTAAAAGATCGTCTATAAATTTTGCAGGCAAATTATTAAAAAACCAATATCTGTGTTTATCAATCATATCTAACGTTCCCGGATAATATTATCCTTTTTTCATCTTTATTAGGAATTAAACCATGAGGCAAGAAAGAATTAAACAAAATAATTCTACCTTGCAAGGGTTTTATTTTAAAAGGGGTGTGTCCTTTGTAACATGTGAAGGGATATCCCAAAGGATAGAAAAGAGTCTCTGAGGATTTTTCTGAACAATCTATGTATAAGATAAAACTATATTCATTGTCGTTAGTCCCATGAGTATGTATATCATGGAATTCATCATTGTTATATTTTTGTATCCAAAATTTTGTTAGTTGATATTGCTTGTAATTATTTACTCTAGCCATTTCTTCAAAAAACATTTCATATTTTTTAATTATACTTATAGTTTTTTCATCGTTAAAATCTTCAAAATAATTAGTGTGCATTATATCATTTTTTCTTTTAGATAACTTAATTGATTTTATGTAATCGACATCATCTTGGCTTAGTTTTTTTTCACCTACAAGAATATGTTGTTTATAAATTATTAACTTCATATTAAATTTTTTTTAATCTCTTTTAAAATATGTTTTTTATAATTAAATTTTTTAAAAAATTTATAAAAATAATCTAAACTTTTAAATTTAGGTATTCTATTTACTTTTATATTCCAAACATAAGTTTGGTAGTCTACTAATTTAGGTGTAAACATAAATCTTTTTAATTTAATTCTATGATTAGTATGAAAACGAGCATAGTAAAAAGCATCACCTTCTTTTATATCAAACCTTTTAAACTCATTTTTTAAATGAAAAGCAAAGTCTACACCTCTAAAATAAGACCCTATGTTTATTATACCAGGGACTGTTATACATTTCTTGGTGTATATGTTATCGTCAAACCAAGGATGCTCTAAAGACATGTTTAGATCTTCTTCCTCTGTAAAAAATGTTAAATGAGGTAATAGGCTAAATAACTGTGAATTAATTGATCTTATAGTTATGTGGTCATTAAAAAATTTTTGATCGTATAGATCACTTGTAACCTCTCTACCTTTTATATCAAAATTGTAGGTGTAAGGTGATTTTAATACAAAAACATTTTTTATAAATGTGTGAAAGGATGGACATGTTTGATAACTATAATCTTCTTCTTTTTTACCTTTTAAACAATGTACATTTAATGGATAAGGATTTTCAAATCTAGGCGCAGCTAAATTAACAAAGTGATTCATACCGTAATAAACTATTATTTCTTTATTCATTTCTAAAAGAAATATATCTTAAAAAAAACAGTAAGTCAAAAATGTAAAAATACTTATAGAATTAAGTCCAAGTGCCAGCTTTTTTCTGAACGTACTGACCTTGTATATTCCAGATACCTCTTATGAAACTGAAAGGCGTTGCTGGTTCGTGTACTACAACTATTCCCGAACCTCCTTGTCCAACTGGGCCTGATCCGCCCCCACCGCCTGTATTTGTGGTTCCGTTTCCTGGCGCCGTTGCTCCACCACCTGTTCCACCTGTTCCTAGAGTTCCGGTGTTTCTTGTGTTTCGGCCTCCGCCGCCACCACCCGCAAAGGTGCTCGTTGTTGGAATACTCCATGAGTGTCCAGGGAAAGAAGGTCCTACGTCTTTTCCATTTCCTCCTGGTTTTCCCCCATCACTCGTTCCTGTTGCCGACGTTCCTGCAGCGCCTGCCCCGCCTCCGCCAGCTCCTCCGTGAGAGGGCCAACTTGAGTTTGATGTACCACCATCGTTTCCAAATCCTTTTGTACCAGAGTTACCTGATTGTGCAGGTTGTCTTCCAGGAAAAGGTCCTGGTTCTGCCGCACCATCTGCTCCACCTGCTGATCCACCATAAGGATCAGATGTTGGGTTTGGTTTACCACCACCAAGTGCAGTTAATGTATCACCAGGGTAAGAAAAAACAGAATCTGTTCCATTTGTTCTAGGTGAGCTTCCGCCACCCGCACCAACAGTTATTGGGAATCCTGCTCCACCATGACCACTAACTGGCATGCTATCGTAGAGGACCATTCCGCCCCCTCCGCCGCCGCCTCCGCCACGGCCATAATTCCACGTCCCCGATGCTCCGCCCCCACCGACAACCATTACATTACATGTAGTAGTGTATGTTTGAAAAGTAAAAGATGGGGTTGTTGAAGTTACTTCAGTTGTTCTAGCTGATTGTGTTCCAGACTCTGATCCCGGTACACTTATGTAACCACCTGATTTAGCTGCCATTGTAATCGTCCTCCCATGAACCTGTGTTTGGATTCCAATATTTTACTATGGAACCATCTTGGTTAGTGCCTTTCCAAGTAATTTTTTCATCACTCCAATCAAAATATAACGGAACTGTCTCTCCGTCAACCTCAATAGTTTCCACATTTGGTCTTTCAACGGGTGGATCCCATTTTAAACCTGATTCGTTCCAAACCCAAGTTGTGTAAATTTTTTCTGGAATAAAAGCATCTCTGCTTTCATCATAGACACTACCAATACCTGCGTACCTAAATCTTTTACACTTAGAGTTATCACCAGATGCGTGAGTGCCTTCATTTGAATTGTAAGATGTTTGTTTCCATTTAACACCTGCTTTACCAGTATAAGAATTTTCAGCTGATAAAAAAGGAGTTCCGCTATCTATTATCCATTGTTCTGATTGAGCAGTGTATTCACCTCCATTGTTTGCAATGTCAGTGTCACTAAAGACAAGAACTCTTAAAACTACGTTATCTTCATCTAGTTCAGCAAAGTGAGCCATAACTTAATCCTCCTACGCGTCGTCTAATACTTCGTACGATATGAATAAGTCTAAGTCTGAAGCAGCGCTTGCGCCACCTTTTAGAATATCACCTTCCATTAAATAAATAGGTGTGTCCACTACTATTAGAGTAGTGTCTGCTGGAACAGAAACTGTTTTTGCTAAATATACTGTTGTGTTAGCACTTGTTGGTGTAATACCATCTGCACCTGCAGTTGTTAGACCATCAATAAATAAATCGACGTCGGCTGCATTTGTTCCATCAACATTTGCAACTGATATTCTGTTTATTTTTAAAATTTTTTCTGCATCAACTGTTATTAAAGTTGAAGTTGTAGTAGATGATAAATTAAAACCAATATTACCAGCTTTAATTGTTGCTACATTTACTATATTTGGATTTGCCATAATTGTCTCCTTTTACCCGAAAATTAAAGCCATTGCAATAGCTTTTCCTGTTGTTATAGGTGAAGAATCAAAGGTTAATTGACCAACTGCCGTTGCTCCTGATCCTGTAATACTATCTACCTTTAAAAATGTTCCTGCTGTTATATTTGAAGTAGGGAACTTAATTGTATAGCTCTGCCCAGCACTGTGTGGGGGTGATTGTAGTTGAATACCATGACTGTTACTTTCACAATTAAGCTGTACAGTTCCTGGGTTTGTAGCACCCATAACTTCTATATTACCAGTTGCTTTTGGTCTTAATCTTAAGCTAATGTTAGTATCATCACCAACTGCACCAATTTGTGCACCAGCACCTGTTGCTGCGTTTGTAATATCTATGTGGTTTACTGCAGAACTAGTTGTTTCAAAAATTAATTGCTCTGCTCCGTTTTCATCTCTAACACCGTGAGCATCATCAAAATCTATAAAATGTGAATTTGTATCTAAATTACCACCTAATTGTGGTGATGTATCATCAACTACATCTCCTCCTAACGATACTTCAGTAATATTAGAATTTGCTCCAGAATCTGCTCTAGCAAAAGCTATAACAGTTTTACCGTTTGCAACAGTGACACTAGTTCCTGTGCCTGTTCCATCATATTTAAATACTACGTTTTGAGAACCTGAAGTTGAATTTTTTAAAATATAAAAATTTTGTACATCGATAGGTATTGTAACATTTCGTGATCCTGTAAGAGACCCTGTAAATTCTATAACTCTGTGTGCAAGAGTTGCACCAGTTGATCCATCTGATACAGTTAAGTCAGTATCTCCTGAATCTGATACAGCTTGTTGTGTAAAGCCACCAGCTATTTGTTCAATAATTTCTAAATTTGTATTAGTTTTTGTACCCCATGTACCGGCATTTTCACCAGTTGCTTGAAGTTCTATCCCTAACGGGGTGTATGTTGATGCCATAAATTTCTCCTATGCAGCGTCACTATAACTTGTATTTGATCCAGTTGCAACATCCGAATATGATGTATTCGAACCTGTTGAAACATTACTATAAGATGTATTTGAGCCAGTGTCAACATCTGCATAAGCAAATATATTTACGACCCCTACGCTGAAAGACGCACTTAAACCATCAAATCCGACAATCATATCGTTGACGTCTATTGTGCCAACACTAGCGCTAAATGACTGACCTGTTAATCCTAAAGTCATATCATTAGGGTCTAAAACTCCAACACTAGCAGTTAATGTTTGAGCTGTAAGTTGTACTAACGCATCTCCTTCTTGAGCTACAAATCCTTGACTTAATGTTAAATCTAGTCCAGATAAAATTGCAGTGTTATTTGGTGCAACTGCAGTTCCTAAAGCAGAAGTAATTGTTAAAGCTGTTGGAGTTACTTCATTATCAGATGCTCCTGTGGCTGTCCCTTGAGTTAGAGTTATTTCTTGACCAGAAACCAATACTGTATCGTTTGGAGCTACTGCTGTTCCTTGAGTTACGGTTATTTCTTGACCTGTTAAACCAACGGTCATATCAACAACTGTTACAGTTCCTAAAGTAAATGAACCTAGTATACCAGTCATCGATACATTAGCATCTGATTCAACTGCTAATGATCCTGCACTGGCTGTTAGTGTTTGAGCTGTAGGCTCTATAAGAGCAGTTCCTGTGACAGAGGAAGTTCCGAGAGTTGTTGAAATAGATAAACCAGATACAGACACATCAGGTCCGAGACCCACGTCTACGGCAAACTCACCCCATGCACCACTACCGTAAGCGTTATTACTCCAGCCTTCAATACCTAATGCTGTTGTAAATGATTGACCAGTTAAAGAAACTGTTATGTCGTTAAGTTCGCCCCACTCACCATCATTCCAAGATTTAGCTCCCCAACCTAAATTTAAAATCGTTGAGCCACCCCATTGAGATTGGTCCCAGGTTAGTCGACCCCATCCTGAAGTTACCGACATGGTCGGCCTCCTATGCTAGTCTAATGATTGCTGCTGTAGCGTTATTGTCAGGGAACTCAATTTTGAAAGTTCCGTTACTTGCTGTTTTGTCACCACCAAAAGCAATAATTGCCACTGCATCAGTTGTGCCTGAACCACCTGCAGTTGTCGTATTATATATCATTGCACCATTGGCTGTAAAAGAAGCTGAGTTGTATGTTACGTCACCAAAATCTGTAAACGCTGTAGTTCCTGTTAATCCAACTCCTGATCTTGTTAAAGTGGCTCCTCCTGCAGTATATGCAGTGCCAGATGTATTTGTAATTTCATTAGATGTTGAATAGTCAGTTGTAGTTGCGTCTAAAGATGCAGAGCTAGTGAACAATGCAATTTTAAAAGTGTGGCCACCTGAAGTAGCAAAATTGTGTTTACCTTGTAAAAGCTCTTGTTTGAAACTTGAACATATTGCTGATGTTATTGCCATAATTTTCTCCTACGGGTTTACTGAGTTTACCGGTATTCGAACAGTGCCATCTGTGTAATCATCTCTTCTTCGTCTACCGACTTGCTCGTTAGCAAACTTCTGTACTTCTTCTTTATATTTATTTTCGTATAAAGTCAACATATCTATCGGACCTTTTAAAAACCCATATGCCTCTGACAGACAGCAATATAATAGCCCATTTGGAAAGTTAAGACTAAGATAATTAGTATTATCACCCTCTAAAAGACCTACCATTTTATTAAAATGAATTCTAAATCTATACGTAGTATTTGGAACAGGAGCCACAAATATTCTACCAGATGTAGTGTCTGTGTTACCCGTTGCACCACCAAACATAGCATAATATTTAGGTTTACCCTGAGCAGCTGAGGTTCCTGTTACATCTTGATACTCTTGTAAATAAGTTACATCTTTTTTTTCTAACCATGTATTAGCCCCTGTTGTTTCAGATCCTGCAGTATCATAAACCTGTATACCTCTAACAAATAAACATCCCGCTGGAGCGTTTATAGATTCTTGTCCAGCTGCAAAATTACCTAGCTGTTGTTTCCTATCAGCATCGATAGGGACATCTCGCATTATTCTATATTGCGCGTTTAAAATAATATTCTCTAAAACAGCATCTGTTAGTACATTTGAATCTGTTTCTGTGTAACTTTTAATTTGTGTCTTTAATCCTGATGCACTTAATCCTGACATTATATTATCCCTGCTGCTTCCCTACAAATAGGACAGCTTTTTTTATATCTAATGTGTGTCCCACATTTTACTGCTTTACCATCAACATCTGTGTAGAGAGGAGTTTCTGGTTCTGGCATATCTTCATATAGTTGAAGATGTTCATCCTTTTCAGGACACGCACATTGTCTAATACCAAATAAATTAGCTATAAAATTTTTTATTTTTTTAATCATGCTGTTACCGTTACTGGTCCTGCCGATGCAGAGCCGCCTCCTCCTGTTTCACTTATACTAGATGTTGTAGCTGTTGCAAAGGTATATTTATCATCATTTACTTTAGTAATTAAGTAACCTGCAGCTAAATTTATTGTTGCTGCAGCCACTCCTCCAACAACGCTAGCGTCTCTAAATCTGACTCT